CACAGCACGATGTTGGGGTTGGCGGGCGTCCCTGGGAAGGTGACGGTCAGGTTGGCGCCAGGCGCCTCGGCATGGTCATGCGCAACGTAGATCGTGTCACCGGCCACAACCGAGGTCATCGTTGCCATCGAGGTGCGCGCATTGGTCCAGCTAAGACCGTCGCCTGTGCCACCCGCCAGGCTCCTGTAATACCACGGGCCTGCGATAGCTGCCTCCTAGCGGTTCGCAATGAGCGTGAGGAACACGTTGGCCAGCGTAGCGTCAGCGGAGGCTGGGCCGGCGATGCGGATGAAGTCGCCGGCTGCGATGGCCTTGGTGGTGCCGCCGCTCGTCGCCAGGGCGCCTGCATGTCCGCCAACGGAGAACGTCAGCGTGCCGATCGTGGTGTAATTGCCGCCTACGGTCGGATCGGACGCTGCCGGGCACTGGGCCACGGTGAGCACGGTCGATGCCGTGGCATTGGCCAGTGAGCCGCAGCGCGACGATGCGCCTGACGTTGTGGTGCCGAAGTTGGCCGGGAAGGTGACGGCCTGGCCGACCTGGTGAACGAGCAGCACCTGGGACGCGGTGAGCACGCCACCGACATAGCCGGCCATGGTGTATGCGGTGCCAACTCCAGCAGCGACTGCGGAGGTGACGGAGGCTGTAGTGGCATAGGACGCCAACGTGGTGGTGACGTTGGCCGCCGTCTGGTAGCCGCTGGGGTTGGTGGCGTTGTAGGGCGTGAACGTCAGCGCCGTCGTGACATCGCCAGAGGTGAGCGTAACAGGGCCGGCGTTGCCATTGAACGTCGTAACGCCGCTGTTCTTCAGCGTGCCGGCAGCCAGCGACAAACCAGTACCGATCGTGCTGGCAGCACCGGCATTCCACTGCACCGTCAGCGTGCCGGCGCTGGTGATAGGACCGCCAGAAATACCGGACCCCGACGTGTCGATCTTGGTGACTGTCCCAGCACCACCAGCAACAGCCGAGATCACACCGCCGCCGGTCGCGGTGATCGATGTCCCATCCACCTTCACGCCACCCAGCACCGACGTGGACGCTACCGGCAGCGTGTAGGTGGTGACCGTGCTCGACAGCACGCCGCCAGATAGCTGCAACCCAGTGCCGACGCTTGTGGCCGCCCCGGCATTCCACTGCACCGCTAACGTGCCGGTCGCGGTGATTGGTCCACCCGTTATGCCGGGGCCGGTCGTGGCGATGTTGGTGACCGTGCCGGCACCGCCTCCGCTCTTTGCATCGAGCGTGCCGCCGGTCAGCGTCAGATTGGAACCAAGAGCCGCCACCACGCCCGCATGCCAGTCGGCGACAAGCGTGCCCGCCACAGTGATCGGCCCGCCGCTCAGTCCAGCCCCGGTCGCCACGCTGGTCACGGTGCCGCTGCCGCTGCCGGAAGTGCCGTCCTTGCCGTCCTCTCCAGCCGGACCCATCGGCCCCGGAGGACCGCGCCAGTCATCGCCCACCGGGTCGCACGGCACGTCCGGCGGCTGTGGCTGCCCGGCAAAGCCCGGACCACCCGGAACGCTCAGGAACCCGTCCGCGCTCGCAGGGGCGCCCACAGGCTCCACAGGCGCCGCTGGAGTGCCAACGAATCTGGGGCCGCCGGGGATCACACCGTCAGGCATCGCTACGCCCCTGTGCTGTCAGAGATGAGGCCGTAGCTGGCCAACGCGGTCAGCAGCGAGGCCAGCGCCGCGTTGGAGCCTTTGGCGCCGGTTACCGTGGGCCTGGCGACCGGTGCGGTGCTGTTGAAACCGACGTTGCTATTGAACTGCACGCCGCCCGTGCCTGACGCGGCCACTGTTGCGGCGTTGGCGGTCGCCGCGCCTGGGGTGACCACCACGGCGTTGCTGACGCCGTCGCCCACCCGAATGGATGCGACGATGGGCCGCTCTAGGAACACGTCGGTGCCGTTAGACCATAGCTCTGCCGTGTAGTTGCCGGTTGGCACCCAGGCGGTAGGTCCGGTGACTCCCTTGAACCCTAGCTGGAACCCGCCCGATGTTGCCTGCCGCACGAACCAGTTGCGTTGCAATCCGGTTGAGGCGGGGAAGGTTGCGGTGCGGTTAGCGGTTAGCGTCCCCTGGAAGTTGACCACACGCTGTCCAGTGGTCGCAGGCGTGAATGTCGTGTCAGTGTCGGGCATCGTCGTGAGGTTCACGCCGAGCAGGCGCGTCGCGAATGCGGTGCTGGCTGCCAGTGTGCTTGAGTCACCGACCGGAGCGGTCTGCACCGGCATGACCAACGGCGTCAGTCCCGAGGCGTTCCATCTGGTGACATTGTCGCCCGTGTAGCCTGCCGGCAGGCTGCCAGTGCCCGCCGCTGCCACGATCGCACCGACATAGCAGGACGCGGGCGAGGAAATAGGCGCCTCGGTGGTGTCCACCGACACCACGCAGTTATACAACGGCGTTGCCGAGGCGCCGTAATTCGGCGTGACCACCACCCCGTCGATCAGGTGCCCGTGGCCATGCGCGACAATCAGCGCGCCGCCGCGTCCGCTGCACCCGTCGATCGCGATGTCCCGCAAGACCACGTTGGCCGCCGCACCGTAATAGCCGCGCACCGCCGTCGTGCCGGCGATCGTGCCGCTACCACTCGCCGCATTAGGGCCGGTGACGGTAAACGTCCCGCTGCCGACAGCCGCGATCAGGTAGTAGCCGTTGAGCGACACACCATTGCCAACGACAGCGCCGCCCGCACCGTTGCTGATGACCAGATAGTTGCCGACGCCACAGCGGCATGCGTAGGCCACGACGAGCGATGCGCTGCCGCTGGTGGTGGTGACGAGGTTGGGGCCGGTCACGGTGGCCGTCGCGTCGGCATACCCGCCGAGCAGGAACGGCAGACAGTCCGCGCCAGGATCGGCTGAGATCGTAATGCCGCGCGCGATCAGCCGGTTGGACCGGCCTCGCAATACAATCGCATCGCCTGCCGTTCCGGTCTTCGCCGTGATCTTGAGATTGTCCAACAGGATGTTCTGCGTCGTGCTGCCGGCGGCGAACGAGTCAAGGAACAGGCCGTGGCCATTGTTGAGCCAGAAGGTCGAGTCCGAGACGTGCAGATCGTCACTGACGTTGCCGTTGCCCTGGACCGTCCCGACGCCCTGCCAGTTGATCAGCCCGCCATTGCCGCCGCCATTGCTCTGTTCCAGCCACAGGTTGCTGTGCTTGGCCCGCGTGCAGCCCTGCCATTGATCGATCGCGTTGATGACGTTGCGCGCGTAGAACCCATCCACTGAGTAGTTGTCGCAGCCGAGGAATGCGAACCCGCCCCAGCCGGCAGCCGTGTTCAGACTATAGTTGTCGGCGCGGATATTCCTGATCCGCAAATGCGCTGCCCACAGGAAACGGGCGATCATAAACGGATCGCCGGCCGTAGCTGTGGTGGTCATATCGAACCCAAGATCGGCGATCGTGATGTTGATATCGGTCTGCAACGCAGGCGTCGTGGGGCCGTTGTAGAAGGCACCGAACTGGTCGTAGTTGCGGCTCACAAACAGATAGCGGAACGTCGGGTCTTGCAGCCCGCCGGACAGGGCGCCCGGCACGATGATGCTCTGCCCTGGTCCCTCACCGAATAGACGCGTGTTGGGTGGGATGACGCAGTAAGAGCCATTGAACAAGTAGCGCCCGGCGGGGAAGTAGATCGCGCCGCCGGTCGCGATGAGCGAGCGCAGCACCGGGCCACAATCCGTCACGCCATCGCCCACCGCGCCGTAATCCAGCACGTTCCGCACGTCAGCGAAGCGATCAGTCAGATTGCGCGGCGTGGTGCTGCCATCCGCCAGCACATCGCCAACATCGCCAGGGACACCCTGCGGCCCAGGTGGCCCAGGTGGCCCAGGTGGTCCGATCCACTCGGACGGATCAGGCGGCCCCTCCGATGTGATGTAGTCGCTGTAATTTAAACGGTAGCTCATGTCGTCACCGACTGTAGTTCGGTAGCCGTCAGGGCGCGCGACCAATATCGGATGCGCTGGACATAGCCGTTGATCGGATTGGCGCCCGTCGCGCTGCCGATGTTGATCGTGGTCATCGGCCCGAACGCGCTGCTTGCGGCGCCGCTGCCAGGGATGGCGACGCCATTGATCGCCCCGTCCCACGTCGTGTCATTGGCAATCGCCGCCTTGAACAGTCCAGGGCGGGCGATCGCCACGCCAGCAGTGTTGGCAACCACAACGGTTGCCACCGTGACGACGGCTCTAAGGGATACCTGCGTGGCGCCCTGTTGCACCTGGGCGATGTTGTTCGCGGTGCCGTCGCTCAAGCCGACCCATCGGGTATTGGCGCCGGCCACGGCGGTCGTCGTCACCGCGTAGCCATCGACAGCGATCGTCTTGCCGCCCGTGCCGCCGAGAGCCACGGCATCGGTGAACGTGGCGAGGTCCGCAATGCGCGTTGCCGTCGTGCCTGTTGTGGGCATCCAACTGGTGCGATATGGCCCGGCCTCAAGCTGTGCGTTCAGCACCGAGCCGGTCACCGTACAGGTAAGCGAGCCGGCTGCTGGGGTGAACGTCAGCGACACACGTTGCGGAAACGCCCCGGTGCCCACCAACGGGCCGGCGGTAGACGCGCCGCTCAGCGTGATTGTGCCTGTGCCATAGAACGACAGCGCGTAAGCCTGCGCGGTGACGGCAACCGACTGCGTGCCGAGTGTTGCGCTGTTGAGCAGCAGATTAGCGCGCTGTTCCTCGATCAGCAGCCCGAGCATCGCATGCGTCACCGGGTCATAGTCCCAGCGCGGCGTGCCACTGGTGGCGGTCTGGATCGCGCCCGCTACGTCGAAGTATGTCGCAACCGATGCGCGGGAGAACGCAATGCGCGAGTCGAGTGAACCTGGCGACATAAACGACAGATCGAGCGATGGCAGGCTGGCGTCGTCGGACTCACAACGGCCCGGCAGATTGATGCGAGGAAACGTCGCCACCACGCATTGCGCGACAGCCGGCGCGGCCAGCGGCACCAGCGACAGCCCGCCGAGCAGATCGCGACGGCGCATCACCACTCCCGCGCCGCGAATGCCTGTGCGGTCGTGGCGCCGAAGATCGACAGCGCCTGACCGGATGCCGGCACCATGCAGAGATACTGCGCGCCAGCGGCCACCTTGATCGATGGCTGCGTCGCCGCCGCCGTGCCGACCTCGGACACCCACAGATCGCCGGCCGACAAGTTCTGCATCAGGCAGCCATGCCGGCCAGACCAGGCAGGCATCAGCACCTGTGCGGCGCCGCCCGTGGTGATGGTGCCAGAGCGGTTGGCGTAGTCCACCGCCTGCGACCATGCAGAGGCGGGCAGCAAGACCGCGACAGCGGCCAGCAGAGCGAGAGTGCGCAGACGCATCAGAAATAGCTCCCCACCATGGTTTCGCCGGATGTCGGCAGCGCGATGTATCGGAAGATCGACACCTCGGCTTGGCGCGCCTCGTTCGGGTTCGCCTGCCCGCCGAACAGCGGAGCGATCCGCTGCGCCGCCATCAGCACCATGGCGTCGGCCACCGGCTCCGGTATGTCCATGCTCGTCCATCGAGCAATGCCGCGCGATACGAGATCATCGTGGATCGCCTGCACCGCCTGCTGTGCGTTGTCGTCGGCGCTCAACACCATGACGCCCTTGCGGATGCGCCCCTCGGCCAGCGCCACCAACTGCGGGTCAGCCGGCTTACCGAATGACGCCGACGCATACGCCACCGTCAGCTTCACGTAATCCTCAACGAACGCACGCGGGATCGCATCGCCGGTCCAGAACACCGAACCCTGCGCATCGAGCGCCGCATGCACCGAGGCAATCTTGTCCAGCATGAACGGCACATCGGCCGTCATCACGATCGCACCCGTGCGCAGTCGCGTCTCCAGCAACTGCACCGCCTCGGCCGGGATCGCCTTGCCAAACGCCGACGCACCATAGGCAGCGGTCAGCTTTACGTACTCCTCGGCGAATGCACGCGGGATCGTCGCCAGGGTCCACAGCCCGGTGCCATGCACGAACACCGACGCATGCACGCTCGCCACACGATCCAGCATCAGCGCCTGATCCGCCGCAGCGGGCGTTTCGTCCGCCGCGATCACGCCAAGCTCGACCAGTGCCTGCGTGGCGATCGTAGCGGCTGTGACCGTCTCCACGTCCGCCGTGCCGTCCGAGTTCAGCACGCCAAGCTCCACGAGCGCGGCCCTGGCGATGTCCGCCACAGGCACGCGCTCGGTGAGCGTCGGGCTATCGTCCAGAGGCACCACGCGGACACCCAGGCGCCTAAGCGCCTGCTGTGCCACTGTCGCGACGCTGCGTGTCACGCGACGACCACGCCCACGCTAGGCGGCGCTGCGGTCGAACCAGCCGCGTTGGTGGCGGTCACCACGCACGTCGCGCTCTTCCCGACATCACCAGCCTGCACAGCGTAGTCAGCAGTGCCAGTGCCCGCCGCCGCACCGTCGATTTGCCACGCGTAGGCGTACGATGTCGGCTCGCCGGTCCAATTACCCATGGTGCATGACAATGTGGTGCCGGACTGGCTGACGGCAGGCACATCGACGTTCGTAGGCGCTGTCGGCGTCTCGCCACCACCACCGTTGCCACCGTCCGGCGGCACATCCGGGTCGGTTACCTCGTTGGACGGGTCTTGCGGGTCGAGGCCCATTTCGACGTAACCCGCATTCCGCAGCAACGTGTTCTCCACGATCGTCGGATACACGCCCTTGGCGCCGGCTGCGGCCGCGCTGTCAGGCGGCAGCACGACCTGGGCACCGATCGTCCCGGCGAACCCCTCCTGCGTCGGTGGCTCAATCTCCGCCTGCTGCGCGCCCTGTATCACCGGGGCCGGCACGGGTGGCGCAGGCCGCACGTTGCGCCGCTCGTGCTCGCGCTCGTCGTTCATGCCCGTGCCCTCTGCTGGCGCGCACTGTCGTCACCCGCCATGCCCTGGCTGATGCCGGCTGCCAGACTGCTGACCTTGGTGGCACGCGCATCGGGCAACGGCGGTGTCTCACGCTGCACCATCTCGTCCTGCATGCGCGGACGCGGTGGCCCGCTGCAGTCGGCCGGGTCGAGGCCCATCTCGCCGAGCCACGTATCGCGGGCGATGGTGTTGCCCTCGATGGTGCCAGCAGCGCCGCCACGGGCGCCCAGGCTGCCGTCCTCGTTGAAATCGAGCACAACCTGCGCACCGATGCTGGCGGCCGCCCAGCCGGCCCGTAGCTCGGCCTGCTGCTTCTCGACCGCCGCCTTGTCCTCGGACGACAGCGCCTGCCGGCGTGCCTTGGGTGCGTGCTGTTCCTCGCGGCGTGCCGCCTCTTCCTGGCGTGGCGTGTGGTCTTCGTGCGCCGTGCGCGCTGCCGGTCCTACGCCTGGCGCGCGGCGGTCGTCGTCGTTCTTCTTGTCAGCCATGGGAAGTCTCCCTGTAGGGAAAGGAGGAGGCCCTTCCGAGCCTCCTGTTGTCCGTTACGCGTCGGGTTCTGCCGCGCTCCAGATGGTCACGATCCCGTTGTCGACAGGTTTCGTCTGGTCAACGGTGGGATCAACGCCGAAGCGTAGTTTCGACACGCCCCGGATTTCCTGCACGCCAACGCCCGAGAAGAACCCGTAATCACGCTCGTTCGTAATTGCCTTCGTCCGCTGCGCCCATGCGATACCGATGGCCTGCGCACCGCAGAGGTAGCTCGCCGCAGCATCCACCGTGGCGCCTGCACCCACATCGGGCACGACAGGCAACTCGGGGATTTCCCTGATGATAAGCCCGTTCCACAAGATATCCCCTGCTGTGAACAGCGGATTATCGCGGCCACGGTCCCACGCGTATTGCAGCGAGTTGACGATGGTCGGGTCTTGCATGAGGTCGCGGAACGGCAGGGACGGCACGAACACCACGTACCACTCCTCGTCGCCGCTCACCCGGATTGGCCTGATCTTGGGGTTCGCAGTCCTGGCAATTCTCTTCGCCAAGGTGAGTTGCGCGGCGGTGAGCTTGTCGGCGGTGTTGTCGATCGTGGTCAGAGCGGTCGCATACACGTTGCTGACGGCGTTGCTCTTGGTGGCACCGAACAAGACCCTGTCCGCATTGTTGGTGAGCCACGTATTGCGCTGTGCTGCTGAGGCTGCAGCGTAGGTAAGCTGCACATCGCCGTCAGCCGTAATGGCACCGAGTGACGTGATGATGTCCGCGCGCAACTTGTTGGCGGCCCAGTTCTTCAGCACCTGGCGACCGGCCTGCAGCAGATCGATGACGCTCTTCTGCTCGTCCCACTGGCTTACGGCGACCGCATGGCGGATGACGGACACCGCCACCTTGAGCGAACGGGCGTTGAGGATTTCCTCATTGCCCTCCAAAACGGTATTTCCGGTAACGCCAGCGCCCACCAGGTTGCGGACGGTGGGGAATACGACGCTGTCGCCGGGCTTACGCGTCAGGTCGGTTTGCAATTGTATCATCGCGTCCATAGAAGTCCCGAAGTATGGACTAAATTGGTTTTCGCGGAGATACTCGACCCAGAAGTCTGACGACCATTGTATTGGTGTCAATCCGGGTCTAGCGGCAGTTACATTCATGTCGGCCACGGCCGGACACTCCTATATTGGGTTTGATCTGCTCCTTTCGTTGATCGCGCCCGTTAATGCTCGGCGGCAGCCTGTTTCGCCCGGTGAAGCCCGGCGGCGGCTATGTCGGCACGGTGGCGCCCGTTAACCCCGGCGGCGGGTATGCAGAACGCTAGAAGCGTGGCCCGACTGTGCCGTTGCTGCGCTTCCGGTTCTGAATGCTGGAAACCACGTCATCGAGGCTCGGCTCGCCGGTCCATCCTGGCGTGGTGCGTCCTGCGACGCTGCGTGCTGTGGCGAGGGACGGCTGCATGCCGGCGGCGGGTGAGACAGGTGCGGGTTGCGACCGCGCCTCTGCCTCCCACTTCGCCCGTGCCTCTGCCTCGACCTTCGCGCGGAACTGTGCCGGATCGTCGCCGATCTCGGCCATCGCACGATGCTTCTCGACCTGCTGCTGCATCCAGCGATACGGGTGCGGCTGGCTGTACATCTTCTGAAACAGCGTCTGGTCGGCCTCGGCCATCCGCTTGAACTCAGCCTGCAGAGCACTCACCGTCTCGTCGCCCAGCTTATCGCGCAGCATCCACTCGCTGTAATTCAGGTTCTGGTTGATCTGACGCTCCATCTCCACCTGATGGGCGTATTGCTGATAGCCCTGTGGGTCGGTGTTCGGATCGGGCGGCGGTGCGCGGTAGACCGGTTGCGGCGGTGGCTGCTGCGGACGCTGCGCCTCCTCCAGTTGCCGACGCAGTGCATCGCGCTCGCCCTCGGCGCGGGCGGCCTTCTCCTTCCAGTCCTGGCGCTTGCGGCGCTCGTCCTCGTAGGCACGGCGCGGGATGACGGGTTCACCCTCCAATGCGGTAGGCGGGTCTCCGTCATCCTCAGTGGGTTCTGGGGCGGCCTTGGCTGCCGGCTCGGCCTTGGGTTCCGGCTTTGGCTCTGGAGCCGCTGGCGATGCCTCTGTGGGCGGCGTAGGGGGTGGTGGAGGCGTGTTGTCGCCTGCCTCGGATGCGAGGAATGCGTCGAGTTCTGTAGCCATGATGTCCTCGGGGTTAGCGCGCGGTGGGCGCTGCTGGTCGCGGTATTGGCGTGCGCGCCAGGCGATCGGCCTGGATCATAGTGTTGAGCGTGGCATGCTGTGTCTGTGGAATCTTGGCTGCCGTCAGTGCGGTGGACGCCTGCTTGTTACGGATGTCAGCGTGCGTCTTGGCGAGTTCCGCCATCTGCTGGGCGTATGCCATCTCGGGTGATGGTTGTGTGGGGTCTATGGGCGGCGACTGCGGCTGTGCGGCGTTGTCCGCCGTGTATGGCTGGCCGTAGGGCGGCGCACTGTATTCGGCGTGCATGCCGTGAACACCGCGCACGCTGTTGATCTTGCGCTCCTGCGCGAGTGCCATGTCGGCCTGCGCCTTCGCCTGCTTGCCCTGGATGTCGGCGGCCTTGTCGGCGGTGGCGATCTGCTCCGCCTTCTGCTGCTTCTCGGCGCCGGCCTTCTGGTGCTCCTTAAGCCGCTCCAGCAGCATCTCCTTGTCGCGCAGCCCGCTCGCCGCAATAAGCACCTCGGGCGGGATAAGGCCGGGCTGCATACCGGCGAGCTGCACCAGTGTCTGAAACTGCTCATTCTGGATGCTGGGCACGTCGATGCCCTCGGCAATCGAGATATCGACATCCAGCGACGTGATGTCGTTCTCGACCTTGATGACCTGATAGAGCCGAGGATCGCCGGGCACGAGCTGCATGCGCTGAGCGGTCATGGCGCGCTTCTCGTCGTCCATCTCGGCCAGCATGTCGATCACGCGGACCGGCTGGTTGATGCCGACATACCGCACGTCGTTCAACTCGTCGGTGACGCGCACCCACTTGCCGCCAGACCAGAACTCGCGCGCGGCCATCCACGCCATTTCATAGACGCGCCGGCTCCACATGCGCAGCGCATCGGCGAGCGGCTCGTTGGCGGCCTGCCCCCCGGCCTGCTGTGCCAGGATCGCGCGACCGGACAGCTCACGCGGATCGGTGCCGCCCATCGCTGCGTTCGGCCCGGCAAGCTGCATCTCGGCGGTCGCATGCTGCAGCAACTGGAACTGCCCAGTCGCCAGTTCGGCGCCCGACTCGATCTCGAACTTCAACCCCGGCATGATCTCGACGTAGCCGTCCGGCTTGGCGACCTCGCGCCTAGCCTTGTCAACGTCCTGCACCGCGCCCTGCTCGGCGATCACCTGGCGCACGGACAGCAGGTGCAATGCCTTGCTGCGGCGCTTGTTAATCTCATCCTGCAGCGAGATCAGCATACGGATCATGCCGTATCTGCCGTTCTCGCGGTTGATGTAGCTGGATTGCAGCAGCAACCCGCACGCACTCTTGCCGCGCCGGTCCTTCATCTTGGACTTCTGCGGTGCGGCCAGCATGCCGTGTTTCGTGTATGTCGCCTGATACCAGACGCCACGCTCTAGCCAATGGCATTGGACAAGGCGCACACGGCGGCGGTTGTTGTCAGTCCAGAAGGCTGTTTCCGGCCGGTCGTTGTAGTGGAAATCGACGGTGCTGAAGCTGTCCTCGATGACATCCAGCGCATCTGGATACATCTCCTCCAACTGGTCGCGGTCGACCCAGATCACGATGCCTTTGTAGCGGGCATCGGAGAAGTCGAACGATCGGCTGTGCGGGTCATACCAGACACGGTCCCACGGAACGTGCGTGATGGTGACGTTGGCGCCACCGTTGCCGTCGTCCTCCAGGCCGACCTCAGCCCCGCCGGCTCCCTCCACCAGCATGTTCTCATAGACGCTGCTGCGGATCATGCTGAAATTGTTGTCGTCGGCGATGAACCTCAAAGCCTGCGTGGCAGCGTCGGCGAGGTCTTCCTCTTGAGGCGTTCTGGCATACGCCTTGGGATCAGTGCGCGCCTTGCGCTCGATGCCGCACAGTAGCTGGATTTTCTCGATGCACTTGTTGATGACGATGGCGGGTTGGCCGCGCTTCT